CTGGTTACCAGGTTTTCGCCAGTTGAGATGTCACCGATGGACTTCAGTAAACCTTTGATGCCATCATCAACAAGTGCTTTCCAGTATAGCGTTACATCTGCTCCGGTAAGGTCTGTGCCACCCCAAGCTGCAACGTCCTCAACCCTCACGATTCTCTTGAGACCGTACGGGCAACCAGCAACCACTGCGGCAGCACCTGCCAATGCAGCAAAAGTTAGTGTGGTCTCGGTATTACTTACGACTACACCAAGGTATCCTTTATCTGCTATCACGATATCAAACGTGGCACCTGCCCACATGTTGACTTCCCAGGATTTGCCTGTGTCAACCAAGGTGGTATTACCGCCGCCTGTAGCTTCGCCAGCATCCATGTGTGATTCTAGTGATTGCTGTAAAGCCAAGACAAGAGTAGCAAATTCACCTGGCAAATCAATGTAAGACCCATCTTCCTCAACAAGCCTCACACGCTTATCTGCATTTATGTAGGTAGTACCGCCATCGTAAGTGATGACGACTTCTCTGGTGTCCGTGTATCTACAGATAGTCCCATTCGGGACGCCGGTGGGCTTGGTGTCAGTGCTTGCCCCCTCATACATTCTGTCCGCTATTTTTACAAAGTCTGCCATGGTTTACCTCCTCGGGTATTTTTCCCGATATTATTTATTCTTCTTGGATGCTCGCCTCGGTTTGTTCTTGACTTCTTTGGGACCGTCAAGGCTCTTATCCTGCATGGCTATCCCAGCACGGCACCAGCTTTGAGCTATATTGTCCGGGATATCATGCACAGCCCCAGGCTCCATGCTACCGAAGGCTGATATTAAATGTTTGAGTATTCTTATCCTCATATTTCCCCCATTTGTATTCTACTGGAGGGGAGCATCTCTACTCCCCTCCGAAGGAGGAACCCCCGCTAGCAGGGCTTCCTTATGGCATAACTTGAAGCATAAAGAACGGAGCTGCCTGGGTATGAGCGATTGCCTCGGCGAGCACAAATCCGGCATATTGTGTTGACACATACGTACCGATATTTGCATAAACATCGATAGACCCGTCGTGTCTCCAGTAGCATCCTATACCTGCTCCGCCCACACCCACAAGAGCCTGGGGTGATACGAATACTGGCCCCCAAGTCTGAACCCATATATATTGACCAGACGTTCCTACAACCGTAGCTACGCCTACCACAGGATGACTAATTTCGCTATCCTGTATCAGATATGACCACGGGCTCTGCATAGCCTCACCTACATCTGTGACTGCTAGGTCAAGAGTAAGGGGGGAGTCAAGGTCGAATGTGACATCTACAGCTCCAGTAGCTGCTCTCGCTGTATTTCCAGTGATTCCACGAATCTGAGGCTTATCCACGCCAGCTTTGAACAGGACTATAGTGCCTCCCTTGTAATCATCTACTTCAGTCAAGCCCGTCCCTGCTTTGCCTGATGTGGCAGATGTGGTTAGCGTCACTTCTTTATCTCCAGCTGAAGCAACTGCCCCCAGTACAACTTGGTCCACACCTTGGGCAAGTCCATTTTTCAAACCAAGGCCAGTACCAGTTATCGTTCCCCCTAGTTTACCCAGAACAAACGTATATTTCCCCAGCCGAATTAAATCTCCTATGTCGAACCCTGCTGGGATGGTATCCATAGCCGCCTCGAAGGGATGTCCAGACCCCTTATATACGACAGCCTCTCCAACATCAGGAATATGTAATCTTTGCATTTTTGCTACCATGTTTACCTCCAATTGATAAGTGGGCGGGCGTTAATTTTCACCCGCCTCACTGCCTATTCGCTTCGCCTATTACTAGGCTGCTTCGGTCAGTAGGACTAGAGGTTGCTGCGATGCCCTCATCACGCCACCACCCACTCTCTTGTGAACTAGGAAGCCCACAAGTCCCGCTTCAGCATACAACTCACCAAGCCTCTCAAGGGTGATTCCCGCTCGGTCGATGATGCGGTAGCCGGCCTTGAAGTCGCCGAAAATGGCGATGACCTGAGCCGTATCGCTCAGTTCCTTCATGTCGTCCTGATTATGAATCGGGTATCCCAAGAAGGTATTAGGCGCACCAGCTTGCAAACTGGGCTCCCACAGAAACCGTCCTTTGTAAGTGGCGTCCGTTTCCGACCTGAGTTGCCGGAGAGCTAACTCAGTCGAGGACTTTACCACCCAAGCACCATTCCTGCGGTACTGAGCAGGGCATTGGTAAATCATCTCCATGAACTTCTCAAAGGTAACCGCTGCCGCTGCGGTCGTAGTTACGGTATTGCCGGTTAGGGTAGTGTTGATGCAGATACCTTCCGGCTCTTCCGAAGAGTGCCCTGCACCCCTGACAAAGGCCAGGTCTTCTGCTTCAGCTATTGCCCTGGTGAACGAATCGGCCAGTATAGCCTGAAGGTTGACATCCGAGTCCGCCAGCTCATCCCTACCAATCTTGGTCAGACCGATTAGGTCCTCCGCATATTGATAGGTGGGTGCTCCCGGAACATGACTTGATTCATTGGTGCTGCCGCCTGTCTCCAGCTTACCCCATCCGACGGTTACCTCGCTGATGCTACGAATCTTCAGCGATTCCTTATTGATGGGTCGGATAGCCGCCATAGGTCGGATGACAGTTATCTTGGGTAGGGAACGGACAATCTCTGTGTCCAGTTCTGGGGTTACCAGATATAACCCGGCGGTGTCCTCGACCAGTGCCTTCCGCTCGTCAGGGTTCATTGATGCTATGCCACCCCTCATGAACTTATAGAAAGCGGCTGACCTTGCCTTGTCCTCTTCGGATTTCTCTTCCGAGTTTGGGGTACCGGCACCCGGTAAGCTCTGGCGCTGGAGTTTAATTTCCAGCTCATCAATCCGAGCGTTAATCTTGTCCACAGACGCTTTAGTCTCTCCCATCGGTTCGCCAAGGGCTTTAATCTCAGCGTCCTGGCGTTCCGTGGCTTTGTGCAGTTCACTTACTGCTTCTTGGATTAGTCTAGCAATTTCTTTTGGGTCCATGTTATTTCACCTCAGTGTTTATTTTCTCAGTTGGGCAAGTATGGCCTCGATACGCTCATCAGCTTCCTTGGTATCAAAGCCATCGTTCTCGGCCTTGAGTGTGCCGACTATAGCCTCCAGTTCTGCGGCTCCCGTTTCAACTTCAGAGAGTAAAGTGGACTTGTCCGGCTCTGGCTCTTTCTCGGCTGATTCCAGAAGTGCTTGGAGATTTTTGACGGCCGATAGAATAGATTCAAGGGAATTTCTAACCTTCTCAAGATTAGAGGTACTCAAGACCCGTCCTGATTTTGACTGCTCTTTGGCAGCCTCGAACTTTCCGTCATGGTCTTTGCAATGGGCGGATGCTTCGCCCGCTTCCCAGACTTCCTTATCGTATCTAAATGCTTGCTCGGTCAAGGTGTCCTCACCTTCGAGTCGCCCCATAATAACAGAATATTTCTTTCCGTCCGACGTCCTGGTCGTTCTCCTGAAGCTACCATCCTGGAAGTCATCGGGATTACGGAGCCGGCAAGCGTGTTCGTTGGGATATGGCTTCATCTCGGCCTTGACGCTGGTGATTAAAGCCTCGGGATTAGCAGCAAATGTGACCGGCGATAAGTCCCACAATCTCACCTCCTGGAGGTGCCTAGTGCCTTCCTTGTATGTTTCCTTCAAGGTGTCATAGCCTATCGACATCTCGGTGATAACCCCGTCCTTCATTAAGCTGAGAACTTCCCTAGCTCTCTGGACGCCGAGGCTCAGCTTAATCTTAAAGGCCAGCCCAGTGCCGTCTTCAGCCATCTCAACAGGCTTGCCTATAGGCTCCATAACACTATGATTCCATAGACTCTTGATACGCTTTCCCCCTTCTTTCAGTGTCTTGGTGAAAGCGCCAGGGTCGATGATATCACCATAACTGTCAGGGGTCTTGCTGAAGGTGGCCGCATGGCCAGTAAAGGTTCCCTCATCTTCGTCTACTTCCTTGACCTCAAACTTGAAAGTCTTTAGCTCTCTGTCCATATTTACCTCCCTGTTCTGTATCCTTCTACGCATCTGCACATTATATCCTGCTCGCCGGGATACATACTCCCGTCGGAATATTGCTCGTTCAAATCCACTGTCTCGCCCTCCATAGCAATATGGGCATCTCTGACTCTATCGTCCCTGCTAGTCAGCCATGTTTTCTGCTTCACTACACCAGATTGTCTGGCTGCCTCTCGCTGGCCGAAGCCTGACGCATGGCTTGTCTCAGTCCTGGCGATGCGCATAGACTTGAATGGTGAGCGGTCGGTATAGAATTGCCTAATATTCATGGCTATCTTCCGAGTGCCGATGTTCTCATCGACGCCAGCCAGGATAACTCTCTTAATATCATCAAGGTTCGTGGCCATAATGGTGGTGACGCTCTCGGCACCGTTTTTTATAATCCATGCCCGGGCTGCTGCACTCATAGGGTTGAATGTCCACTTGCTTTCAGATGGGTTATCAGACTTCTCGGCGCCCAGGTCATCGGCTATCTCGTTGCCAAAATCCTCGATAAGAGCGGTCGATATGGCTATCAGTGTCTTCTCCCAGTCAGACCTCCCGCTCTGTATGGCACGAGAAGCAGCCTCTGCTAGCTTATCTGGCACTTTACCCTTAACCGCCTTTATGATAGCCTCGGCTTCTGCCTCATAAAGTGGCGCCATCTTCTTGGCCACGACGCCCCACCATGCGATTCTACGCCGGTCTATCCTTTTCCAGTGAGTTGCCTTTTGCTCCTCATTGTCCAGATTCAAGGCTTTCTTCGACTTTGGCGATGACATCTCTTCCTGAGATACTCCAGAGACCCCCGTCGGTAGCAGGGTCAATGGTAGATACCCCTGGCTCCAGCCCTCGAATTCTTCGAAGCCCATCTCCAGCCTTTCGTTTATCTGGTCGAAGGGGACACCCATGCCCCAGAGATTCTTGGCTTGCTCCACCTTCTTAGTGTAGTCTTCCCGGAGTGCCGCAATCTTCGAGGTGTCATAGGCGATAACGATATCACCATACATCGGCGCTATCTTCAGGTTAAGCGTCGCCTTGATATCGTCCAGCAGTGGAATCACCACATCTTCATAGAGAGCCTTGCGAGCCTCTTGCATATTGTTATAGCTGGACTGCTCAAGGTCGCCCAGGAATATCGGGCTGATGCCGAAGGCACCGGCAATATCCCTTTTGTTTTGTAGCCGTGAAGCTATGAAGTCCATCTCCACTGGGGTCATGCTCATCTGAATCCACTTGGCCCCAGCGCCTAACACCCAAGGCTCTCTCTTCTTACCCTTGGCCAGGAAGTTTTCCCTGACCTGCCTGGTAGCTTCCTCGAATTGCTCCTGTGTCAATGGGGTCTCATGGGCGAATACTCCATCTGGAGTCGCCCGATTCTGCATCGATACCTTTTGCGTGTCCTGGGCTTCGTTGTCTGTATCGATTGTCCTAGCCGCAGCCAGAAGAGGCGAAGTCCCCCAGTAGGGATTCCCCGGGTCCATCTGCATGAAGTGAATAAATTGCTCGGGCGGCACTATCCTCTGGTGGCCATCTATACTGCTTACTTCCCACCCCTTCAACCATTCGCCTGGGACGTTCGATGGTATCGGCCTCACCAGGTCGGGCATCACCGTCCAGAATTCCCTTACTTGGTTGCCCACGGTTATCGGCTGCCAGAGTGCGTTTCCTACCAACTCAAGGTGGGCAATCAGGAACTCGATTAAGTCCTGTCCAGAGAATTCGGGGTTAGGTTTCTTCAGCACTTTAGCCAAGGGATGCCCTTCTATCGGTTCACCCTTACTATCCTGCACCACCCAGGGTATTGCCGAGGCAGCCTGGACGATGGTTCTTATTGAGCGATAGACATAAACGCTTATCTTATAGCCTTCCCGGGTCGCCCTGCGCACCGTCATGTCAGTGTAGATTGGGACGTCCGCCGGCTGCATCGAAATGATGCCGAAGGGATTGATGGCTTCCTTCTTACTAGGCGCTATGGCTACAGCGATTCGGTTGCGGACATTATCAAACATACTCGACTCCCAATGTCTTAATATTCATTAGTCCTTCCTTGCTGCGCTCCCTATCATAAGCCCTAAGACCTGCTTCTCCAGCATCAGCTCGGTTATCGCCCACACTAGGGCATCAAGTCTGTCTGGTGATGTATCGCCTGGGCACCACTCACAAAGCTGATCCTCTAGCTCAGGGAAGAATCCTAGATGGTGAATCCTGCCTTGCTCATAGAGTGCTGACACTGGCTCTGCCCTGACATACTTGCCACGACTGGCATGAACGCTCTTGAAGGGAACTGACTTATCAATCATCCTCACTGTGTTGCCCACCATATCGCCACCATTATTTACCTCGCCGACTATCTTATCAGCCTTTGCTCTATAATAGCCGGTAACCGCAGCAGTCGCCCATTGGTTAGGCGTTCCCTTGAGAGTGAGGTCGTCCAGTATGTAGCCGTGGAGCTCACCCATGCAAGAAGCTATTCCTGCTACTATAATGCCAGTATCTGCGCTCTCATCTCCTGTAGACACGGCAGGGTCTATAGCTACCACGACTCTAGCAAGTTCTGGATGCTTAGTTACTCTTAATTCGTCAATCTTCCCGCGTTGCCAGAGCGCATTGGGGTTATCATCCAATATCTCTGCGGCCAGTTCCTGCCTTCCTAATCGAGTGCCTTCATACCTACTCAGGATATATTTGAGGAAGTCTGGGGCCAGGTTATCCGCATTATCTAGGGTATGACCAAGTGTAACCGCCGTCCTAGAGTCCTTGACTAAATCCTTGATGACTTTGATGGGCCTTGGTGTGGTGGTTACTACGGCCTGGGGCTTTTCCCCCGCCCTCAAACCATACATTAGCTGGTCCCAAGTATCCTGTGGGTATTTATATTTAGCTAACTCATCCGCCCAAGCCTTCTGATGCTGCATGCCCCTGAGTTGGTCAGGTTCTTCCCCGGAGTAGGTGATTCCGATGACTCCGTTCGGCCAGGTGAGCCGGCGCTTTGATGGTTCGTAGTGTGGCATAAACCAAGGGGGTGAAACTTTCAATATAGAGGAGTCACCAGCCTCTACCATGGTGTCTCTAGCATCTGAGGCTTTGGCTGCTACTAAAGCTATGGGACTAAAACCTTCTCTCGCCCACTTGATGACCAGCTCAGAGCCTACCCTTGTCTTACCGAACCCTCTCCCACTTAATAAAAGCCAGATATACCAGTCCCAGTCCGGGGGTAATTGCTTTGGCCTAGCCCAGAACTCCCAGTCATACAGTAATGATTCTGCTTCCTTCTCAGTCAGGCTCTTGAGCGTCTTTAGCCTCTCATGCTCTGGCAGCAAGGCGATTGATTGCGCTAAGCTTCCTTGCATAGATTTTCACGCAACTGCTTATTCTCAAACTGTAAGAGCCGAAGTTCTTTTCTCAAGTCATCCTGCCCTTTTAGAAGTCTATCTATTTTAACTTCCAGCACAGTAATTTGTTTATGCCTATCATCGCTGACCAATTGAAGGTTTCCAATTCGGTTATCATTCCGTATATGATTTTTGTGATGCACGATTTCCCACAACTGAAGACAACGACCTATCTGTTTGGCTATAACTAAACGGTGTTCTCTTACATATCCGTTCCTATCAGCCATTGAATAGAAGAAATCATCGGGTTGTAGATGTATAAAAACATACCCATTCCATTCCTTGCGCCCACCCTTCCAATTCCAGTTATTGCCGAGAGACGCACAATGATGGCATTTAAGTCGCCGATTGTAACGAAAATCGCTTATTGAAATCCATCTCTCTTTACCACAACCTAAGCAAGCATGCCAGATATATCTGCCAGTGCCCTTATGCCCCGTTTCTACACCTTTACGAATATCACCTATCTCTGGCATTATTCCTGAACCTCTTTTGCCCTTTCGGCTAACCTATTTATAGCCTGAAGGAGTTTTCCTTTAGCATCATGTTCAACTCTAAAGCTCTCTCCTTCTGGATTGCCTATCTCGGTTTTATCTTTCTGCTCTAAATACTGCTTCCCAAGCCATATCAACATAACTGGGCTAGGTTGTGCATAAACGTTCTCAGTGCGAGTGGAGCCATCTTTATTGGTATATGTGATAGACTTAGCCAGATATTCCCCATTGGCTACCTTCCATTGTAGCCTACGCAATGAAGAGTGACCATCATGCTGCCCCTTTTTATATATGCGACAAAACTCTTTATTCCTCTGTAATGTCCTAATTGAGACACCAAGATACTCAGCTATTTCGGATTCGGTGCATTGAAGAAGAGCAAGTTTCTCAACTGCCACATAGTCTATTTCTACTTTAGGTCTGCCGCTTTTGCCGTTCGTTACCATGTATCTGTCCTTCCCGCCGGTGGGGAATGTTATCTTTTAGCCTCAAAACTGTTTTAGTTATGTTAAGCCTTCCGTTTAATCATTGTCCATGAATTGTGCCCTGTTTCCTTCTCATGTTCTGGGGCATCTATCGGCTCCACAACCTTCTTGCAAATTTCACACTTCATCAGCGGTTCCAATTCTCACCGCCTGCTTACCTGTGAAGTCCACTTGATAACCTGCCGCCTTCTCTGGGTTCTTTCGCTTCAAGTGGTCAAGGGCATTGCATATAGGAATAACATCGTTTCCAGTGACGTTAGCTTCAAAACTATCCTGCAACTGTCCTGGTAAACCGTCGTTCTCTATATCTCCGTGTTGCCTCAGCACATTTCTTTCTGTGCTCTGCCAGCAAAACAGGGTCAGTTTTAATTCTCTCATAGTTTTCCTTGAATTTCTGAGCTAACCGCTCTTTATTTTTGAGGTGATAGGGCTTATAGTAAACTGGTCTTTGTTTACCTGCTTCATCTCTGCTTTTAATTCGCTCCATTTCCTACCATCCTCTCGAACAGCGTCTTTGCCTGTATATGCCTCCCATCGTTTCAAAATGACCGTGCAATACATCTCTGAAATCTCCATCATAAAACATCTTCTACCTAGCTTCTCACAGGCTATTAGTGTGGAGCCGGAGCCTCCGAAGAGGTCGAGGACTATATTGCCTACATAACTGGAATATCCGAGAGCCTTTGATATAAGCTCAACAGGTTTAGCGGTGGGATGGTCACCCCTCACTTCTCTGTCTACTAACCAGACATCACCATCCAATGTTTTTTGTCCACCGAACTCTCCCCGATATATGATAAACTCGTGGCGTTTGTAAAACTTATCAAGGTTCTGAACGCCATGTCCCTTATCCCAAACAATAAGAGCTTTCACGTCGGGAATTGCTTGGTAATATTCGGGGTAACTCTTCCAGTTACAACAGACATAAGAAGGGCAATCAGAAGGAAGTAATGCCAGTAAGTCTATAATAGCCACGCCTTTATCATTGACAATCGGCTCATGCTTGCCTTTCACATCTTTGTAACCAATCCCATACGGCGGGTCAGTGAAAACCAAATCCGCCTTCTCTCCCCCCATCAGCCTCTCCACATCCGTCTTGAGAGTCGCATCCCCACATAAGACCTTGTGATTCCCTAGACTCCACAGGTCGCCCTTCCTACAAATCGATTCTGTGGCCTCTGGTACGGCATCATCATCGGTTAGTCCTTCTTCTGGTACATGGAATTGGGTCATCAGGTCTTCAATCTCTTTCAGGTCGAAGCCTGTTATCTCCATGTCGAAGTCACCAGTGTCAAGCTCCTCAAGCAAATCCTTTAGTGCAGGGAGGTCCCATTCACCGGATATCTTATTGAGTGCCAGGTTGAGAGCCTTCTCTTTGGCTTCGGGGAGGTCAACCACCGATACCTCAACCTCGGAATAGTCCAGTTCCTTGAGGATTTTAAGTCTTTGGTGACCGCCCACTAAGTTGCCTGACCTCTTATTCCAGACAAGCGGTTCAACCATGTCAAACTCAGTAATGGACTTCTTGAGCTTCTCATATTCCGCATCACCCGGCTGGAGATCTTTGCGTGGATTATAGGCTGAGGGCTTAATTGCGCTTATAGGGACGACTTCTATTTTCATCGTAGCTTCTTGTGTCCCGAAGTTTCTGAACCAACTCTAGTAATTTCTACTGTCTGAATATCCATATATATACTGGTGGGCTATATGCAAGAAGCCCGGCATCTCAACCGGGCTTCCCGTGTTCACACTTTTCAACTAATTATATCATGGGCTATTTCTGATATTTTGTCAAGTAAAGGGCAATTATAAAAGCTAGAATTACCATACCATCGCCAACAAACACTCTCCACAGGATAATCACATCAAGCCCACTTATGATGATGATTACTCCGACTACTAGAAGAACCAGTGCTACTATATTCAGTAATCCTCTTTTCATATCTTACCTCCTTACCTCTTGATTTCTTTCCTATAGGACATGGCAATCATCGCTATGCCGGTAATCACTACAATAACACACATGACAATTTCATTAACGCTCATTGCTTCTCCTTCCTAAACACAAGTATATCTTCTCGGTCTAAGACTGGTGCGTTGGGGTATTTTCTCGCATAGATTACTCTCCAAAAACTCTGAGACGGGAGTCGGCGATAGTGCCTTTCAACGAATTGAAACCCTGCCTTATCACAAAGGGCGAGGGTATCTGTATCTAATCTTATCTCTTTTTGGTCTCTCAGGAAGTTCTTAGTTACCAGTATCATCAGACCTTCAGGCTTCAAAACGGAATAGCACTGCTGATAGACCTGAGCCATTGCCGAGAGATAGGAAGTGTTTTTAAGATTACCTATGTTGTCTTCGGCTTTGGAATATTGGAAATCTACCTCAAGATTTCTACCTACTCCGCCTTGATACTTGGCAGGGTCATACCCCTTATCCTCTAATCGCTTTTCTCTTTGCCTAGCTGATGATTGGTCTCGCTCCCCGCCAGTAGAAGCTGATACACTCCCCTCATACGGAGGTGATGTGATGATATGGTTTATCTCTCCGTAGGGTAGATTGCCCAAGTTGTTGGGATTATCAGGATATCCGCTAGTAATAGCTCTGCCTTCGCAATCAGGGGAACGGTGATGCCTTAATCTATTTTCCGCCCATTGCTCTTCGGTCATTGTCCCTGGCTTCGCTTCAGCATAAGGCGGACTTGTTATAATCTTATCGCATAAGCCCTCAAGCTGTCTGGCATCACCCTGAAGTATCTGGCACTCTCCCATAGCCGAGCCGAGTTGCGGTCTCATCTTGACCTGCTCCCAGTTGTCCCGCATCATCTTACAAAACTTCTCCTCAAGCTCAACCAATACGCAGTGCCTTCCCAGAGTGCACGCAAGCATCAGTGTGCCACTTCCCGCCATCGGGTCTAGGATAATTTCACCTGCTTCCGTGTAACGCTCTACTATCCAGATAAGAAGCTGGGCATCCATCTTAGCTGGGTGAGCGAAGCTATCTGGCACAAAGAATGTCTTGCGAAATGCCGTGTCTCTAGGAAACTTAATCTCCATACCTCTCCTTATAACTAACCGCTCCTCGCCTTCTTACTACCTACCTTGTCCAGAAGCCGATTGATGATGGCGTCATAGGTGTCCCCCTTAATGCCGAGCCGGCCTAGCCTTTCCTTGGTTTCCTTGGTTACCTGGATTGATGTTTTGTCGCTCATAGATACCTCTGTCTTTTGTCCCATTTCTTTCTCCCTCCTTCTATGCTCGCGGTAACCGTACCGTGCCGGAACAATATCAGTTAGAATGCCTTTAACATGACCCCTTTTAATAATCTCGACTATATGCCCCGGGTTATACCACCGTTCTTGGTCACAGAGCCGACATTTCCCAATATTGGTGGAGGTATCTATATCCTCTACGTGACGGCAAGTAACAGTTTCTTCTTGGCTCATTTCTTCCTCCCATTAAACTCCTGGTAGGTTTCACCTTTGCACTTCGAAGTATTGTGCCGCCTACCACTTTTGATTTTTATGTCCTACCTTTTGGTGGACATTCGCCCTGTATGTTCTTTTCTTCTTCCATTCAAGATAGTTGGTTTTTGTGTAAAACCCACAAATGAAAAAAAGGGCAGAATCTATCCTGGCTAGTAATTCCTCGTAGGGCATTCTATATTGCTTAATTAGTGCATCCTCGTCATAACCGTCACAATACCTAGCCCTCAGTAATCCTCCATCTTTACCGGCGGTCTTTAATCTAGCATCTATATCGCTGAAGATAGTGGCCGGTGTAACAAAGTAGCCATCCTTCTTACCGCGCTGGACCCACACCTTAAGCTCCGTATACCCGGTCTCTTTGGGGTTTCTAGGATACTGCCCTAGCTCCATTAGCCTGAGATATTCAAGTATGAATATAACTTGAGGTTTACAATATCTTATCTCGCCTGGCTTGTACCATTCTTTACCATGGCAACCATTAGTGACACGAGCATCCTTGCATTTGCTACAATCTAACTCAGCCAATTGAACCAGTCCTTACCACAGCAGTCTATAAATCACCACTTAATAGCCATACTATCATCACTAAATCAACGTTTCTGCCCAGAAAGTCGCCAGCATTCTTTTTAGCGTTGTCATCACTTAAAACTCCTCATGCATCCTTTTCATAACTTAGCTCAGGATACCCCGACCGTAAGGTCGTGGGAAGTTCATTTTCACCTAAACATCCTTATCGTCTGATTATATCCTAGCCTGCGGTTACGCTCGGCATCGATAAGAGCGATTTGGTCGGAATACTCGTCTCGCACCGCTTCCTGTTCTTCTATCCTGATGTCAATACTAACAACCTCATCTATATAAGGGTCATAGGCTGACCAAGTTGGATTAACTACCTGAGTTCTTTTTAGGGCAATGAGTCGGCGGCCGGTTAATTCTAACTCGTTAGTATACCCCTCGAGGTAATTCACCAAGTCCTCATCAGAAAGCCTTTTTAGCTCATGCCTGTCTAATATTTCTCTTTCACCCCCCTACTCATAGAAGACGCTTGGCGCATTAACTTGTCGATTTCTTCAGCGCTCTCTAGCATTACTGTCTGCCATACGCTCTTCGATGCCCTGGGCGGAGTCGGTATATCAAGCTTCAGGCCATAGACGTCCCATTGGAATTGCATCAATTTCGCTTGGTCTTCAGATTTTAGGCACCAAAATAAAGGCCAATTACTCACTTAGTATCTCCGCTATCTTTTCCTTAAGGTATAACTCAATAAGTTTTTTATCAGGTTTGGGATAGGTGATTCTGCTTCTCGCTTGTAATAGGTCAAGTTTCTCCTGACCTATTTTATCAGTAAACCACTGAGTGTGTTCAAGGGGGTTTGCTCCTAGATGAGTGTGACAACCCATACAAAGCCCTACAGCGTTATCCTCATCATACCTGGTTGACTTCCTGCCCCTTCCTATAAAATGACTGCATTGAAGTTGCTTGTAATCGACCTTGCCCGACAGACATCGCTCACACCCGCCAACTCTTTGCATTGCCCTTCGTCTGATATACTCCGAGAATAGCTTGTCTAAGGGCGATATTTTTATCTTCACTGTATTTCAATCCCATCCGCACTGGGAATAAATTTCTCCCTCTTACTAGAATTACATGATGAACATAACGGTTGTATGTTTCCAATTACATTTTGACCACCCCTTGACAGGGGATTGGGCGGTCTAGCCATCGATATATACTCCATCGGAATCGGGTATAATGATTCCATATTCTACTGATGCCCAAGTTATAACCTGCTCCAAATATTCTCCGAATTCAGCAACAGACATCTTGGTAGTTGATGCCCCATAAGTTTTGTCGCAGTCTATTTTACTAGGTTTGGGGTTGAATTTCCTCTTTAATTCTTCATGCATCTCCTCTTTATCATAACCGAAATTATTGGATAGTATCTCAATTATCACGCCCCAATAATATTTATTCTGACTGAGCGACCTTATATGGCGTTCTTTCCGGATGGTTAATTCAATACGTTGCCCCTCAAACTTGGAGAGCTCAACAAGGTAATTTTGAGGAGCATCTAATTTAAGCTTCCCGTCTTTTACTTTGCCTGTTAAAATAGGTATCATAATTCTAACTCTCTACTTCATTGCCCCATACTCCAATAATCCCAGCCTGAGTTTCTGCTTGTTCCTTATCCAAAATAAATTCTAGCATTTCCAGTGCGGTTTTGGGGTGTCTTGCCCATAAACATTCCATACAAACTGTTTTATTGTTATTCTCCCGAGGAGTTAACCTCACCAATATTCCTTCTTTCTCTCCACAATGAAAACATTTCTGTCTCTGTGTCATTTCCCCTCCTTACCTCTTGATTAAAGTTCTATGTCCGACTCTACTTCATGTTTCCAGGGTACTTAGCAATACAATCACGAACATAAGATAAATAACTTTGGCTTTTGTTGACAATATAACCAACTAGATTAAGCCTGCACCTTTTACATCTAATTGTTATTGACCTTTGCCACCCGAAAGATTCATCCTCAACAATAATATCCAAATGAGGACAGTCTTTAATAAACTTGTCTATTTCTCCTTGGTGTGTTTCTATCAAGTCTTTAATGGTATTCATCTTATCCGTTCCTCCTTTAGTTATATCACTCGCTACTTCATTGCCCCAAAACTGAATATTGATTGTCTAACTTTCACGGCTTCCTCCCAACTGTCGATTGCTATGGGTTTATCTATCTTTGGAGGTCTCATGATAGCGTGCAATTCCATGTGACAATCGTGGCAAAGGCAAATGAGATTCCAAAAGATATTATAAACATGGACAGTCCTATCTTCGCCATTTATCGGTATAATATGATGGACTTCAAGCCCTGACCTTTCATAACGACCAATCGGCGGAATATCAATCCCTTGTACTCCGCAATTTTCACAGCTAAAAAGTGCTCGTTTCCTAGCAGCATTAGCAGCATAAGTCCGGCCAAAATGTTTATAGTATTGTGTCCAGCACCCCTTGTTTCCACCACAATAGCGTCTCCTCCCTTGTATTTCGTCTCCACACCAGAAGCAATGACCCGTACCTTCAAACCCAGTAATAACAGTAAATGAGCCAAAGGAATCACGCTGAGTAAATGTGTCCCAATGTATTAGTTCGTCTACTGTTTTAGGATACTTCATAGGCCTAACTTCATTGCCCCAACAGGATTAGCTTTCTTTCTCCAATCGGATGGTAAGTTCCATGTAAGAAAATAGGCATATATTTCTAATGCCTTTATGTTGACGTCGTCAGCTTGAAATACTGTCTCTATAAAGTCATTTCTAACAACTGCGGTCAAGAAGCTCCCAAGCGGATAACCCTCATAATACCACCTGCTTATACGCTCACAGCACGTAGCCACGTGGTCTAGCTCAGCGGGTGTTAAACCTACCTCATCGTTGTCCTCTACATACTTTCTAATCTCAGTCTTGTCCATGTTCACCTCCTTATCCTTTCAGCATATATCTGGTACTTCTTCATTACCTTGCCTTTTCCTTCTCAGGCCGGTAATCTTCGCCTTGATTAAGCACCAACCTCGCCTTTTCTCGGTCACGGAAGCGTGACACAATACGTTCAGGTATAACAGGCGTGTTCGGGTGCTTAGTGTCAGGCTTTATATCACGGTTAGTGGTCAATATGGTAAAAAGGTTTTCTCGGTATCTCTCGGCAATAAGCTCCTCAAGTTGGCCATATTCCCAGTCGCTACCGCTACTCCCCATACCCACATCATCTATAATTAGCCTTTTTAACTTACACAACCTGGGAAACATTTCGTTATAACCAAAAATAGCATCTTTGTCCAATCCCCCCCTCAGAGACCGCATCACGCCAGCCATAGTATTAACACGGGCGAAGAGCCCACGGTCGGCAAGGGCTATCGTAGTAGCTTCGCATAAATAAGTCTTACCATTTCCCACACCACCATAGCAGAGAAGCATCTGCCACTTTGTTTCACCTGATGCCAATGCTTTGAAAGCGGCTAGTGCCTCTTCAGTTCCAGGCCAAGGAAGAAAGTTTTGAAAGGTATTGCTAAGACTAGAAACACCAAGCGACCTTCTTTTTTCTTCCATCTCTTCCTCTGGGGTTAATTCAGGTAGCTCATAAATCTTCCGGCTTGGTATAGCTTCCTCTGGGGCTAAGTTGTCGAGGATTTTGGCGATGTGTTCCACCTTGACCTCCTTTATGATTCAATGGGAATATTCCAGTCCAGCCGTTCATTATCGACCTTTTAAGGACTTCATTAGGATCATCGCCGGCAGCACGAAGTTCCTCAAGTTTCTTCACCAGCAAAAAAATAGCATGCTCTGTTGTTTTCCTTCGTGTCTTTAAGTAAGACTCCCAGATTTCTTTATCAATAAAGCCCGGTAGTATTATCTTATTTACTTTCTTTACTTTCTTTACTTTACTTTGTGTACTATCACCTGTAGTTATGGCTTTCTTTTCTGTAGTTATCCCATTATGGTTTGTAGAAATGGGTATTTGCGGTATTTCCCTACGCCGATTTTTATAAACATCAGCAAGGTTATTTACTAGGTTTTGGCACCAGATTAGCTTTGAGTCCCAGAGGTCCTTATCAATCGCCTGCATTTCTACAAGTAAATTCATTATTTCTACACCAGTTATTTCATTAACACCCATTTTTGCTAATAGTAGTTGCCACTTTGTTGGGTTGCTAACATCGAGGGCATGACCATCTGTGGAGGCTAATTTCTCTAAGAGTTTAAACCAGAAGGCATAACCATCATTCCCGAACCGGCTCTGTAGGACTGTCAAGGTATCCCCGGTACAAGCATTGGCATCATGGGGGAAGTAACTAACTACATTCTTTTGGGTTCTAGCCATTCTAAGCCTCTTCTCCTGGTGGCGGTGGATACATCCCAATATATAGGTTAGAGTAGTATTCCCTACGTTTTTTAAGTAACTTGCTAACCCTACTAACTGTGATGCCAAATATAGTACCCACTTCCTTCATTGAGGCTCCAGGGTGGGAATCAACATACTCATAAAGCATTCTATTCCGTTCTAGCTTTCTCATACCATCGTATTTTGCCATATTTCCACTATGAACTATGTTTAATACTTTGTCAAGTCCTTTCTCCACCTCATGTCATCTTACTCCTTTAATGTGGGAGGGCAGTGTCCTCGCTCAATGAGTCTCATAGTGCGATTGAACTCCCGGTGGGTGACACCGGAAGCAATGGGATAAACAAACAGATAAGGAGAATTGTGGTGCACTACTCATCGGCTATCCTGCCCTCCCATTACTATTTTATCTCCTTAAGACTCTTAAAACAATTCACACAATAGTTCGGGTCAGGGCTTTGCTCCTCAATAGCCACTGCTTGTAAACAGACATGGCAGAAGAAGTGGCTGCCACTGGCTATCAAGGCACTGTCCACTTGAATATCAAATTGCCCGCTAAGTGGCTCTGCTGGAATAAGGTATCCTGCATGATATTTTACCTTTAGTTCATCCGGTTGTTCCATTCGGTATCTCCTGTCGTAATCTCAGCATTTCTGGTATGTTCTCATCTTGGCTAAATGCCCATCTATCTTGGTGAGAAAGTAAGCCAGCAAGGTTATTTTTTATGAACACCGATACACCAGCCTTGTCCGCAGCTTGGACTATCTCCTCTATCCACTCTATCTTCGGTGCTGTCTTTGGATTGTATGGAGTCTGAGCGCCGATGATTACCTGATTGATGCCAGATTCCTTTAATTTATTCGGCATTAGTTACCTCCCTTACATTCTGGACACGGAATATATTTATACCTTTGGCTATCATCCCTGCCTCTCCGTCTACGCTCTGCACGATTAAGTCCCATATCCTTAAAGGTGTCAAATAGTATCGTTCCTGTATCTTTGCACCTTCGGCATAAATACCCTTCAGGAAAATCTGGGGGACAGCATTTACTATCCTTCCAAAAAGGGCATCCATCGTTACAATGTCCAGTTCCCCCTGGAGGGCAATCAGTTTCCATCTTTAATTCTCCTATCAACTATATTATTAAAATGTCTCCAAAGTTTTATCGGTAGTAAAGCTCCCCAAGTATCCTCATTGGCTTCATATTCCTCAACCAAGTCACCATCAGCATAGATTTCAAAGATACCATCATCCCTACGCTTCAAGGCTAAAATCTCTCTTGATTTGAGTTGCTCGGCTTGGCGTTGTATCTCACGAAGGTAATAGACATTAGTGGTGTGTAGTTTCTTTTGTAGCCTAGTTATCTTAGCTTCAAGAATACTGATTTGCTTATGCTTATCATCTGAGACAAGCTGAAGGTTATCTATTAGATTATCTGACCTGTTTTCAATACCCTTCACCCTTATTCCTTTGTGGTGGACTATTTCCCAAGAATGTAAACACCGCCCTAAGCTCTGAGCCATCACTAGACGATGCTCGCCCACATATCCGTCAGCACCAGCCATTGAGAAAAAGAAGTCATCGGGATGAAGCAATCTCATTACATAACCCTGCCCTGTTTTCCACCTACCCTTAGTTTTTAGTCGCTTACCACCACGAACAGAGGCACTACACTGATGGCATAATCCTGTATAGTCAGGTCGCTTCGTAGCAGTCAAGATAACCCACCTACCCTCACCGCATTGAGGACAGATAACCCACTTCCGCCTATGCTTACCCTTTAATCCTAACTCTCTATCGGTTTTAATCTCACCTATCTCTGGCATATCACCCTCCCTTTAAGGATATTATAGCACGCCTTACCCTTAAAGGTCAATGTTTATTCTCTCTAAAAGAGGCTCAAGACTGATGTATTTTACAGTCGCTTCCACTTCCTTGAGATATTTCACCGCCTCATCAAACTGGTGCTGGTTAGTAGCCGAGACACCGACATAACAATTTGAAGGAAACGGACTCCACTTGATTAGATTCTGAGGTTGCTTGGTTAAGAATTGGAAGGTAAGCCATTTATAAGGCTTAATTAGGTCAAGGGTCTTTCCAAGCCACGCCTCACATTCCGGCAGAAATAACTCCATAGTAGAACCCACAAATACTTTAGCTGGCTTTCTCGGTAGGTTGTTGAAAACAGCAGGGTCAAACCTCATCTCAGGATTCCACTTAAACCGCTTATACATCGCCCTGGCATAACAATACGATTTACCTTGATTATCCTTACAGTCCATAGGACAAAGTCCTTTAACAGGATTCACAGTGTAGTCAGTCCATTCAATTCTGCTTTTTTGCATTACAATATCTCTTTAAACAATCTGTATTCTGCAATATGAACTTTCTCTCCGCTTCTCTTCCTGCCTCGTATGCTATATCCCCTGTGATTTTAGCTTGGGCTTTAGCGACCGCAACAGGTGTAGGTAAGCCTGACAATTTATTTACTGGTAATTGGTTTATCTGTTCAACTGTCAACACAGTATATTCCCAAGTCTTAGATTTTGTCATTTAACACCTCCCAGTGCTATGCCATCTCAAGGGCATCACTTACTCTTTTAACCAGGCCGTTCGCTTGTGCTTTATCAAGTTTAGCTACTGCCTCTGATATAGTCGCATGCTTCGGCTCCGCCCGGGTTATCGCATTGATATACGCGAGGATAGTCTTATCGGAATACGCTTTAATCCCTTTATCCTGTAAAACTTTCAGAGATTCCTCTAGCCAGTCCATGTCAATGCCACCTACTTCCCCTTTGCTATGGCTAGAATCGCCTACTGGGGCCGCTGGCTTGCCAGGCTCTTCTTTTGATGCCTCGGGTGGTGGTGTATCGACCTGGCTCTTTTCTTCTGGTGCTTTCTTCGAAACAGATGAACGTTCACTATACTTCGAACCATCAAATGCCCCAGCGTAGACATCACCTGCCACCCCAAGCATTTTCATTGCCACCGATAGGGCGTCAGTTATCGCCATCTTATAGCACTCGTCACTGACATGGAACCCTTTCGTTTCCTTCTCCAGGAGCATGGAGCCGCCGATGCCGGGAATAGGAGAACTCCACTCACCGTCTACCTTAATTGATAGGGCAACCTCGGCGAAAGCGCATATCTCAGCACTAACTGGTTCCAGCCAGAGCTTCTCGATTGTATATTTCCAGCCGACTCCGCAGACACCGAAGTGCTCGGTCATCACCATAATTCGCCACTGCGGATTCACATCAGTGAAACCTCGTAGCCTTCCTCCCGTAATGGGCTTCAGCGCAAACGGCGGCGGTTTTTTGACTGCATTATATATGTCCATATTTTCCATATCTTTTCACCCCCTTTTTTAGTTAGTACCTGTACTTTTGCTGATACCACCGCCGGTCACCTGTAAAACGAAACCACATGTCAGCTTTGGCGTGGCTCCCGATAGCATCCAGCAAGTCCTCTATTTTATTGGCAAGCCAATTCTTCATTGACTATCTCGCCCTCACGCTGATTATAGGCTTGTTATAAAACCTCACACCCACTACCTCTTTCTTGTCGTGATACTTCTTGGCGATGGCGTTAAGCAGCACCAAGTCCGGCATCATATATTCTCTGGGAAGAGCGTTAATGTCGACAACTTCGCATTGCCAGTTATCCCTCTGCCCAGAGGTACCCATTTCAGTTGACACTCGCTTTGCCGGCTCCGGTGTTACCTCGACAAGATTTACCGATTCGGTCAACTCGCCATTGAGTCGCATTTCAGCCTCAGCAGCCTCTAGCCTTTTCCTGTTAATCTCTTCCTGCTCTCGGCGGATGCGCTCCTGCTCTTTGTTGAAGGCCAGCATTTTATCGCGGGTGATTTTATCCGCCTCAAGTACCGGAGCCATCAGGTAATTATAGGTATCCCTGATAGCTTCGGTCTGCCCCTTAAGCGGTTGCAGGTATTCCTTGCGCTTTGCTTCCATCGCTTTCTTTAGCTTAGAGATGACAGCTAGGTCATTGTTGGCTATCTTAGTATCCTCGACAGTGGCAATAACTCTGCTTTCAGCATACTCCAGAAGCCTCAGCGCCTCGGTATAGTGACTTCGGACTTCAACATCTTCCCCAGGTCTTAGGGTTAATAATGATGTTCCGACCATCGTCAGTCCCTCATTGTTTAAACCATCTTCCATCTCATCCTGCTCTGGCATGATACCAGCTTCCCGCCTCGCAGCGATACACTGCGGGCATCCCTCGGTCAGTATAAATTCTCCGTGTTTGCAGTTTCCTTTATCTGGCATTGATTCCCTCCTTTATCCACACTCTTGGCGTATTAGTGCCTTGATGTGCTTTGGTAGCTGACAGCGCAGGATAGATTCAACCTCTTTTATCGCCTGGTCTATTGTCGCTCCACGAGCCATTATTATTCTGACAGTATGAAATATCGTTTCCTGTCTAGCCCCGCCTTTTATCGTCATCTGATCCCTCCTTTCTATGTGCAATCTGACATAGTGAAAGGGCCATTGCCTTCTTATAGGCATCCATGTGAAGGGCCATTGCCTTATCATAGGCATCCATGTGAGGGGCCAGTGCCTTCTCATAGGCATCCCTGTGAAGGGCCATTGCCTTATCATAGGCATCCATGTGAGGAGAATCCAAGAAGCTCTCTGCGAACCAATGAAGGTCAAGTCCAAGTTCGTAGGCTTTAAGGATATTCTCCTCGGTAATATGTGCTCCATCAGGCCATTCTTCCTCGAATGTTTTGACTTGTTCTTCGCAGGCGTTAGCTTCTCTAAGTTGGTCAGCAGTAATCCATGTTATCATTACCTATACCTCCTTCTCGTCAGAGCAAAAAAGCTCCCTAAAACGCTGGATTTGCCATTCTTTCTCAGTATCCCCAGCAGCATTCAAAGCATCCCTAGCATCCAAAGAAGCAAGCCTAGCAGCCAAAGCATCCCTAGCATCCACAGCATCCCTAGCAGCCAAAGCATCCCTAGCATCCAAAGAAGCAAGCCTAGCAGCCAAAGCAACCCTAGCAGCAGCCCTAGCAACCCTAGCCTCCTTGGCATCCAAAGAAGCAAGCCTAGCAGCCAAAGCATCCCTAGCATCCACAGCATCCCTAGCAGCCAAAGCAGCCCTAGCAGCTTCCCAAGCTTCCCCAGGGGCATTCAAAGCTTCCCCAGGAGCATTCAAAGCATCCATAGCAGCCATACCAGCGGCCAAAAAAGCAGTACCCAACTCTTCTTTAGTAGCTTCCCCACTGGTGAAACTCCGTGCAACTTCAATAGCGTGTCGGGGTCTATCATCATCAGGAAATGCTGTCTCGTAAAGCGGGAGCACTCTTTCAGCGCAGTCACAAGCGAACACTCGTTTTGCTGTAGTTGCCGGCTCAATAGTTATTGCCAGTACCCAAAGAGCATCCGCCAGCCCGCAAACATCTAGCACCTTTGAAATTGGGATAGGAGTATCTAATCCGTACCTCTTTACTCCTCCGAGCGCCTTTGCCATCTTACTATAGCTTGACTCACAAGCATTAGCTTCTTTTGCCAATCTACCCGTAGTATGTAGCATAACTATACCTCCTTTCCTTGATATTTACCATCGATTTTAAGTTCCATCATTTACTCCTTGGCTTTACCAGCTAGTCTAGCCAGTTGCCTTTGGGCTTGGCTGCTAGGCTTCTGCTCGTTGCGCTCCCAGCGACTTACTGTGATTGCATCGACCTTTACCCTAGCTGCCAACTCCTTTTGAGTTAGCCCGAGTCTTTTCCTGAGTTGTTTTATTTCATTACTATTCATATAGGCATAATACCACGAAACGCCTAGTCTGTCAACCCCATAAACAAGCAATTTAGCATTATTTTTAGACAAAAAAGGAACCCCCCCCTAACTTTTTCGTTAAAGGGGGATTATTCTTAAATAGACTTATAGTGGCTTAAAATCTCATCCTGTGCGTTCTCAGAAGGGTAAGGATGGTAATTAGTGGGTGCCATTCCTGGCCTTGAGCCAAGTAAACAATTCTGTCAGCACTTTAGTGTTATCTTTGGTAGTATTGTTATAGTCGGTAGTGAGGCTAGCCATTCTTTCCTCCATATACTTCCTGTCCTCGCGCATCTGTTTGATTGTCTGGCGATAGACAAAGAACATCAGGACAGCAAAGACAGCGCCTACCCCACCAACTGCACCTATCCACTGCAAGAATTCTATCATTTTGACGCCTCCAACCTATTTACAATCTCAGAGATAACAGGGTATTCTTCATTAGGCTGGAGCTCATTGCCGAACATCCTTTGAGCTGCACAGCCATTCTCCCAGCAGGTATGCTCCTGGTCAATAATCCGGAAGGACTTACCAGTTATCTTTTGGAAAAGGTAACCAAAGACAGTGCCAAAATAGGCTGTCACATCATACGGATAGCCCACATATTTCTCCTTGAAAGCTTTTATCTGTGCCCTTGAAGGCTCATCACACCACCGATATGCCCTTGAATTAGCTGTCAGCTCCTCTAGGGTATATAGGTTACCCTGAACGCCGCCGGCAAGTGCTTCAATCACGAACCAACCATCTTTGACTTTTCGGATAGCGGTTTTCATGTGCCAAGGCTTCCACTTGCGCTGCCTCCAGTTTTTATCAAATAATCCTAGGATAAAGGATAGGATAATAAATATGGGGCCTTTGCCCTTGTCTAGTATGGGGTCGCCAGGTCTCAAGGCACTGATTGGAATTCTCATGTCTTATGCACACCCCAGATTACAGTATCGGTATCTCTGTAGCACTTCGGGCAGACAAGTCCTGTCCCTTGGACAATCTCCTTCTGAAGTTCTGTCACCACCTTGGCAACATTTTCCAAGGTATCAATGAACGGAGTGCGAGTGTATTCGTCATCCATTATCGGTTCTTTTGCCTCTAGTTTTTTTAGCGTGCCTTGATTGTGCATAAGTGCAATAAGAACATTTTCCTCATTTGTTGCGGTAATGTCCTTTGCTATGACATAGTCAACGTATTTGGAAATTGGTCTTTTCTCGGTAAGCTGTTCCTTACATCTGTAGCAATATCTCCCAGTAACCATTTTATCCCTCCTAAGCTAAATAAGTGATAAACGCCACGTCATAGAATAACGGACGGATATCGGAGATTGTTATTGTGGTATCATACTTATCATAACCTCCAGATTGAGCGTCAGTAAAACCACGATTAACATACGCTCTGTCCTCAGCGTTTTTACTGGTTGCGCCACCCGTAGCACCAGGGTCAGTCGCCGCAGTAGCTACTCCCTGGATAAATCGAGCTAGCAGATTAGGGGTGCCATTGTTACCATCGCATATTAGGAAATCCGGATGGATTTGGGCAATGGTTCCCCAAAAAGGCATCGCCACCTTTTCGAACAATGCCATTATATCCGCTGCTAATGCTTGTTCACCTGTTGCTATTGCCATATTACCCTCTCGTTACCGTCAAGACGTAAGTTATCGTAATGTCATATAAACCGCCAACATTAGAAAAGCTAGCTAACCAATGAGCGAATAAAAGTCCTGTTGCTTCTCCTGCTGCTGCATCTCCACCACCCCAGATACCAGCTTCTTCTATGGCAGCGGTTGACTCTGCTGCGGTGAAGAAAGTGGAGAAGGTATCCGCATAACTACTCCTAGAGTCGTTTGTTACTGCATTTCTGTGGTGAAATGCAGTAAGCGTGGTATCGCCTGCTGCTGGCGCAGTACCATCCGTTCCTATTTCGCAGTAGGTTAGTCCGGTATTATAGACGGCTGATTCGTCTATTAAAAAGCCAGCCACAAGAAGCAAGCCCTCATTACAGATAATGTTAGGCGTTTCGATAACAGTTACTATTTCCCCGGGGTCAATCATCTTCCCGTTTTTGTCAAACTTCCGTGTGCCTGCTTTAGTGGCGGTGAGAATACCCTTGCCTGTAATTTCAATCTTGTTTTTCTTAATCAATTCCATTTCTTTCTCCTATCAGGCCCAAGTAAAGAATCCCCAGAGCATATCGGCATCATCCCAATTATAATCCTCGGTAAGATGAGTGGCTTCTGATGTTACCTCGGTCATTTCAAGCCTTTCATGCTCAATATTGTAAATAGAGCCAGCATCTATCGGGGCTGCATTAAGCCATCGATTCACTTGCCCACTTACGGCAAACTCATCCTCATCAATTGCCGTGACTTCTGTTAATTCCAAGGTCTCGCTTTGCTGTAAAAGAATAAGTAATAAGCCATCGCCTATTTTAATGGTCTTATCTTGCCTGGTTAAGATATTAGAAAAGAACTTCGCCCAACTACCCATTACCGGCCCGGTGATGCAGGTCACAGTATAAATGAGTTCGTCACCATCGGCAGTTATCGATATAGATTCTATTAACATTTCATGGGCAGAGAAACCGAATGGCGAATAGGTTATCTTCTGCAATTGCCCTGGGGATAACCCACTATCCTGAGTCTGATAGACAAACCTCTCCGCTTCCTGGCAGTAAAGCAACAGCTTGGTTCTCGCTGATTCCCTCATGGCATCGGCTGATTCATGTTGTGTCTCTGTTACTATCTCCTCAACAATGCCAGTACCACCTTCGATTCCTTGCCGAGTGGCCTGAGCTTCATAATTGGTTGCCAATACTATTAAGGGGTATTGCCCATAATAAACAACCGTCAAAGTCCGGGCAGCGACCGGAGCTATCTCGCAATAGATAACCGAATCACCCTTACTCCAGTAGTAATCTTTCCCGGTATCTCTCCCCTTAATCCCAATAGTGCCAGCGCCGAGAACGGAATCCGTAATGCTTGTCGGTACTAGAGCGCAGGGATAACCGAGGGCAAACGATTGCAGCGTCCCATCACCAATAAAGACTTCCGTCTGCTCGGAAGTCAAGCCCTTACCGCCTCGCATATATTGCCTAGTGCGATAAAGAGGATTGCCAGTCGAAAGGTATGGCTTCCCTATAGGTTTATAAGTCGAATTATCTAAATCCCAAGATGCCGCATTAGTCGCCCGGTCAATAAAATAAAGAGCCTTATTTTCATCAATATACCAGGTTAAGCCTGATATTTCCTTGAGCGAATCGAAGGCGTCTGATACTTTGACATAATTGAATATAGCCGACTCAATGGTTGGACCCGTTTGAAATTCCCCGATGGTGATTCCCTCAGCATCCAGATAATCAGTCCATATATCATTGACAATGTAGGCAAGAGTTTTGTCCGTATAGGATTTCACCACCAGCCTCTTATCGGCTAGGTAATGGTTATCCATGCAGGTCATATCCCAAACAAGTCCTACCGATGGAGACATCCGCTGCCTGCCTGGGTTATCAATAAAGCCGGCAAATATCAAAGTTGAATCAGGGTCAGTTATCTGGACTGGCATACCCCGAACATAGGCGCCAGAAGATGCTAAATCAAGCACAGTGAAATTGGCTGTGCTTCGCTCTTCTATTCTCTTATCAATTTGGATGCTCCCCTGCTCGGCAACAACCTCCACACTATCAATCTCTGCTGTGCAAGCGCTCATACTTTAACCCCAGTTTTAAGCCTTATCTTACTGACTATTCGCTCTGCTACTAAGTCAATATCCCGGTCGTTTCTGACATTCATTTCGGCGATATTGATGCTGAAAGATGGGATACCTGGAGAAATATACTCCGGTCTCTTCTCTGCCATAATACCGTATGGGATAGAACTGCCTACCCTAGTAAGTAATGTGGGTTCGGTGATTAAACCGCCCTGTTGAAAACCATGAACCTCTTCATATTGGCGAGGGGTTAAGTTCTCCCAGTCATATCCCCTAGAAAAAGCAATTTGGTATGGGGACATACCGGCCTCAATCTTACCAGCCCCAAAGTCAGGGTCTATTTTCGCCTGCTGTGCGGCAGATTCGGCGGCAGCTTCTGCCTGCCTTTTATATGCCTCAGTTGTCTTATCAATAGCTTCCGTCTGTTCATTTAAAACAAAATTGACATCTTCAGCAGTTAAATTTAATATTTTTAACCATTCATTGACATTATCTACCTCATCACCTAGACGCTCTGAATATCCTATAAGCTCTTCCTGAGTGCCACCTAAATCAAAGAAGGCAAACTGAACATCCTTAACTGATATTCTTAACCTGCCCGCTGCACTCCGTTCATACTCATAAGCCCTTCTTGTATCCTCTATGTGCGCTAGTAAGGTTTTACGCGCCTCCAGCTCCTTCTCTAATTCCTCCCTTTGTAATACTAATTGCTCTGTATTATCTTCAAGAGCTATTGTATCAATATCTGTAGCCTCGCTATGCTCCGCAATTATTTCCGCAGTATCTTCAAGGGCTGTTTCTACATCTTCCAAAGCCCTCTCTACTGCCCTGACATCCTCTTCAATCTTCTCTGCTTCTATCATTTCGGCAATCTTATCTTTGGCCGAATCAACAAGTTTATTGAGTCCGGGTATGAATCGGGTAAAGGTAGAGAGGCTTTCCAATATATTCTGCACACCTTCGAGGAAAAAGATTTTGATATTTGTCCAAGCCTTCTCAAAGAAATCTATTACTTTATCCCAATTCTTCCACAAAAGGATACCAGCAGCGATAAGAGCACCTATACCTACAATGATTAGCCCAATGGGATTTGCTGTCATAGCGGCGTTCCAAAGCCACTGAGCGGCTGTAACTGCTTTGATGGCCACTGCTGAGGCAAATGATGCTACTTTGTGAGCTATTAAGGCAGTTGTATGGAGACCCCACTTGATAGCAGCAGTCCCCGCTGAAGTGGATAATCCTATCATCAATGGGCCAAGAGCAGTCATACCGGCCAGCATCGGTTCAAGCGGTTCCAGGAACCCACTGGCTCCTAGGGTCAGCTCGCTGAACTTAGCCTTAAGCTTGTCTATGATAGTATACTGCTCATTCTGTATGTCAGCGAGTTGTTGGGTAAGGCCAGTAGCCCCAGCGAGACCTTCTTTATACCTTTCTAACTCTTCGCTAGTCATGCCCAGGGCTTCTGTCATGGAGATGCCCTCTTTCTTTGACTGGGTAACCGCCTTGTTCCACTCCTTGAGCATGACCTTTCCAGGCAATACACCTTCATCAGCCATGTACATCATGGCTGCAGTCATGTCTTCCATAGAGAGTCCAGCATCTACCATCTCTTGGTCTGTATACCCAACCATTGTGTTGAAGTCCTCCAGCGTTGAGGTACTGTTCCTTGTCATATAAGTTATCAGGTCTGTTTTACTCGCCATCTCCTCTGCTGACAACCTGAATGTCTTCATGGCAGGTGCCATTATGTCAGTCACCTGACTAGCACTCATACCAATAGCATCGCCCAGCGTGTCAAACGCTGTAGCCGTAGCCTTTAAGACTTCCGTGTCTTTAACCCCGGCACGTGCTAACAAGTCAAAGGATGCTGTGACCTCATCTATCGGAAAAGTAACATTGGTAGTCGCCAATGTTAAATCTCGCATCTCCTTGACAGTAATACCTAGATTAAGCGCTGTCACGCCGAGATGTGCGTTTATCGCCTTGGTAGACTGTATCATGGCCAACCCAGCAGCTCCCACAGCCGTAAAGGCTGCTCCAGCAATCTTCAGCCCCTTCTGGACTTTATCAACATTCTTCTCAAGTCCAGATAGCTGCTGATTAACTTTATCAGTCCCGTCTAAAGTCATTCTCCCGACAAGCGAAAAAACATCCATTACGCCTTACCCTTTTCCTCGTCCCTCTTCTTAGCTATCGCAGCCTTAATTCTCTCAGCCTTAGCGATTGCCTCTTTAGCAGTCAATTTTGTTTCCTGTGGGGTCTTTTTATCTGACAAGCCCAAATCTTCCAAGTATTCCCCGAACTTCTTCCCGGCACCTGCGCCCATCTGCCACCCTATGAAAGCAGATAGTATAAGCTTCTCCTTGCCTTCCTCTTGCTTTGCTTCAGTTAGCAACCTCCGTAACTGCGAGAAGCGACTGAATGACAGGTTATTTACCACCTCGTCTGTCCAGCCATATCTGCTTTGAATTAAATCAAAAACCTCCGCTATCCTGGTAGGTTGCTCATTAGCGATGAGGCTCTGCCGAAAAAATCCTTGATCCCTTCCTGTTTAATTAACTTTTCAATGACATCAAGTACTGTCGTAGCTGACATTGCTTCAAACTCGGTTATCTCTTTACCAACTAAGTTTGCCATCCATGCCTTGAGGTCCCCCTCAGCTTCAGTAACGAGACTCTGGAATAGCACCATACCCATTTCGGTAGGATTGACTTTCTTACCCGTTAGTACGGAGGCTAGTTGAAGCCTCGCCCCTTTAGTTATCTTGCCAAGCATCCGAGCTACGGTGAATACATCACCAACATTTAATTCCCGAATCTCGATATCCATATTGTCCCCCTTCTCATTTCCTTGCTTTGGCGCTAATTCCAGATGCTCCGCAAGCTACTGCGATGCCTACTGGGATACCTATGAGAATACCTACGCCGAAGCTACTTAGCATAGTTACAAAGCCTGTTACTATGATAGCTACTACTAATCCAATAATCCAACACTGCTTTGTAGTTAAATCTTTCTCCTTCTGCTCTTCCATATTATCCTCCTTCATGGTTTCCAGTATCTTGATGATTTCTCTTCGTCGTACCAAACCCATTCGTCCTGTCTCTCTAGCCAGAGTTCAATCAAGCGATTTATCAGGAAGCGATAAGGTGGGTCGAATTCATATATGATTTCAATGGATTTGCATATCGCCTTCAATTCCTTTCCCCGTGAGGGCAATTGTAACCGCTCGAAAAATTCGCCAAAGACATCTATGAGAATGTGGGTATTAGGGTAACATGTGTTATCTTTGACCGGCTCTGGCAATTTAAGGAGTATCCTATCCCTTATCCTTCTTAGTTCAAGCAAGATGCGGATTAGTTCGACCAGCCCGATAGGTCCATCCAACACCCGCCTCAGAATTTTACACAGGGGTGCCTTTATTGCGTGAACAATGAAAACCTGCACGGGCAGAGAACCGAAGACGCTAATATGTTTTCGTATATTCTCAGCCCGCGCTATCGCCTCCTTAGCTGTTATCTCCGACATATACACCACCTTTAAGATGCGTGAACGAATGTGATCTCCCAGGGTTCAGTGGTCAGAGCGGCAGGGTCGAAGTGCGCATGGAACTTTAACTCCAGGACAGCCTCACCTGATTCCGGAAGATTCAATGCGAAAGGTCCCTCAACAAGACAATTAGTTAAAGCAATTTGCACGCTTGAATACTCAACAGCCTCAGTAATCCCTGTCATCTCGGCTACGATAGATACCTCTGAAATGTAGGTAGCAGCTACGATTTCGCCACCTGTGATAACGCCTTCTGAATTGGATGAACCTGCCAGGGCATAAACAACGTTACCTATCTGAACCTCATAAAGCCTAACGGTCAGAATGGCTTCGACATTCTCCCTCTTACGATAATTCTTGACCTTACCCAAAGCACCATCAGGTCGAATATCTCTGAAGGTTCTGATAATTTCGAGCATATTGCCGCCCTTTGTCGCCCCTAGCAATGCTGCCTGGTCGGCTCCTATGTAAACAGCACCTGGCCCCATAAAGATTCTTTGATAAGAGTCAGTAGCTATTCCGTGTTGCATTGTATTTTACCTCCAAACTTTATTTGCGCCCTTACCAGAACGCACAGGATTGATTTCTAGGGCTTTATCTTCTCTTTCGCATGAAACCTACCTCCCAATTATCGCCAACGTTTCTGTCTGTCTCCATAAATTAAGATTAAATTGCATCGCATAATGCCATATCCCTTGCTCACTTTCAGGAATAAACCCATCTGTTTGTAGGCTTAATTTTATGTTCTTGACATCTGTCGTATTAGCCCGGAGCTCATCTAGCAATGCTATAATAAGCACTCTTATAGCTAGAATCTCATCGGCATTGGAACTATCACTCCAAATGTCCAGATAATAGGCCCCTCTTCTATTCGGAAATGGTTCGCCTGAACTGCTATCGAACCGATGTACTAGATAAGGGAATTCGGCATCTGGTTTCGCCCAGGTAAGGTAACAACGAACTGTACCCCCCATAGCCGTCTTTAGGTCAGTATCCCCGGTCAAGACGCCCCATAAATAGGTCAATAGGCTTTTCTGTGTGTCCATCTAAAACCATAACCTCATAAATATCTCTTTTACCTTTGACTCTGATTCCTCAAAGGACTTTCTCAGCCAGGGTCTAGGTTCCATATTCTTAGTGCCGAACTCTGTCATCAGACCTTGCTTTGTATCCGTTCCTACCCTGCCCACAATTTGGCTGCCCTCTTTCTCCACTGTGCCTGCAATAGACTGCCTCAGTTCTCCAGTGGCTACTGCAGGAGGTTCTCCAGGAGAGGAGGCGGTATAAGTTTTATGAGTGCCTGGAACATAATAAGTCCTACCTGTTCGGTTGCCAGCTAGAGTATCTAGTGTCTTATTGCGGACTTCCATTACAGCTTCCAGCATCCTTCCCCTAGAAGTAGAATCTATCTTTTTCATTAGCTCAGGTATATTGCTTTTGAAAGTTACATCGATGCCCATAAGACTTCCTTATTAAGTTCAAGAAATTCTCTTAGTTCCTTTGTGGCTTCCTGGTATTCTAAAATTGCTTTGTCCATAGATTGGAATTTTGATTGGATAGCCTCAATCAACTTACCTAGTCTCTCTATGTCCGCCATATCCATATTAAATCTCCTTCACCATAACTACCATAGAATTGCCGATATCCTGTGTAGGCTCCATAGGTTCATAGGTCTTGCTACCATGATTGATTCGGTTATTACCCAGAGTCAAAGTGACAGCCCCCTTGGCGAATATTATCTTGTGGGTGACCTCGCTCTGCATCTGCATATATACCGCTCTCGCTCTGGCATCCAGAGGAATCACCCG